CGCGGCAAAAAAAATAACCCCGCACCTTTTTACGGCCGGCTTCTTTCTTCGTCTGCAAATTTCTGATACGCTCTCCTGCGGCACCGCTTCACCGTTTCCGGTGACACGTTCAGCAGTAACGCCGTTTCACAATAGCTTTTCCGCTTTACGTCACATTCAATAACGCACGCCGCTTCGTCAGGCGGCAACTGAACGCTCATCACATACGCAATAGCCCGCTTTGGGGCCATGCTCTGCAATCTGCGCCGTATCTGCTTGTGGTAGCTGTCCATAACGCGGTTATAGCCGTGAGCTTGCGGGACTTTACGCCGGGGAAAGAGGCGGCTTGACATAGCTCTTTCCCGCTCAGCAGATTTATTTTACTTCATAATCTCCCACGTGCCGCTTTTCCCGTCCGCGCTCCGCGTCACCTTCACGGTGTACGTTTCGGTTACGGCCGGCTGTTCCGGTGTCTCCGGCTCCGCAGGCTTCGTCTCTTCCACATACGGGATGCCGAACCACTCGCACAGGCCCTTGGCGGCGCTCTCCGCCACCTCTGTCATGTGCTCGTGCCACCAGCCGATGTCGTTGGGGTTGTCGTGGAAAGCGTGTTCCTCGTAAAAGCTCACCGCGTTCGGCACCCGCAGCTCGTACCACTTGGCGTTTGGCACCAGCGTCACCTTGCCGGGGTACACCTGCTTGCGGTATTTCACCATGATCTCGCCCAACTTCTTCCCCTTGCTGGAATAAGTGTAGTACATGGGGTTGCACCCGCTCACCCGTGTCTGCTCCGCGCCGTTGCTAATGGCGTTGGTGTGGCTGACGTAATGCACGTCCGCGCCCCATGCGTTGCTTTCCCTCACGTTCTGCTTCATGATGGCATTGCCGTTGTCGCCGTTCATGGGTGTACGCCGATAACCGCGCTTTGTGGCAATGCCGCAGCGGTTCAGGATCGGCTCAAGGATGTCGATGTACTCGTTGTTCTCAAGTGCCTCATAGCACTGTTTCCCGTCCGGGCGGGGATATACACAGGGGTTTGCCCTGTGCATAGCCGGGGACAGGTAGACTTTCGGCGCGGCCATTTACATAGCCTCCTCATCCAGCGTAGATTTCTTATAGCTGGCGCTGGAAATGCCCAGCAGCGCGCCAAGGAACACGGTGATGCAGGAGATAGTCCCCGCCACCTGCTCGATGTACGGCCAGCCCCAGATGCCGCCCAGCCCCACGTACAGGGCACTGAGGGCGGGCAGCACGATCATAACCACCCACTTAATGATGTCATAGGTCTTGTTGTTCAGCTTCATAATTCTTCCTTTCCGGCTTTACGCCTCTCGCTTTATGGGCAACTTCCTCACTTCCTCCATGACCCTTTTTGCGCTGCCGTTGCCGCCCATCTTTTCATACGGCTGATACAGATAGTCATTGAGGTTTTCGTACTCGTCCTGCGTGATGTACCCTCGTGTCACGTACACCATGCCCAGATGGATGATGCGGTCATGCGCCAGCCCTACCAGCATATTCCGCTCCACATCGTTCTTATCCCGCCGCTTCCCTATCAGCGCCCACAGCCCGTTACTTGCCAATACAGCCAGCACGATGGGCAAAAGCACTTCCTTCATCCACGGTTCCATTCGCCGCGTTCTCCTCTCAAATTATTTTTGCCCCTCGACACCCTTCGACCGTTTCTGACACACCACCTGTGCTATCCTGCTTGCAGAAAGGAGGTGTTCCCATGCCCGAGTATTTCGCCCTGTTCAACGCCGTCACCGACGCCATTGCCCAGCTTGAAAAGGCCGTTGCCGCACTCAAACAGGCGCAGGTCGATGCCGAGGAAGCCTACATCCAGCGGGGGGAGTAATTCTCCTCGCCCTTTATTCTGCGTACACGCTCCTCCTTACTCCGCTTCCCCGCCATTCTCTTCCGCCGGGTTGTTCAGCTTCTCCAGATACGCCGCCAGATACGCCTCCGGGCTGGCCTGCTCCCCAACAATGCTCTTTGCCGTTCGCAGTGTATTTATCTCGGTGATGTACCCCTCCTCCCCCACGCAGATAACCGTCTCGTTTTCGTACTTGAAGTTCTTGATAGCCTTAGCTACCCGTTCGTCCTTGCAGGTCTCTCCTGCCTTTACAATGTAACCGGTATACATGTTTGTTTCCTCCTTGTTTTATTGTTTTATTGTTTTGTCGCGTTACTCGCCAGCCACGCGCGGAACTCGTCGGAAGCGGTTGCGCCTGCGGGGAAAGTAATTTGCGAAATTGCTCTTGCGCTGTCAACCCATTGATTGTTGCTGAACTGATAAGTTGCAAAGGTAGTGGACTGGTTCAGATAGAACCCCGCCGTAGATGTAGCTGTATAACCTACGCCGATTTTCACGCCGGTAAAGTTACTATTGGGGGTGACGGCTGTGAAGTTTATGTTTTCGTTAATTGCCGCACCAGTTTGAGACGGATATAACCGCTTATTCAGCACCCACGTCCCTTCAAGGGTTGGTGTAGGGGTGGGCTCAGGTGTTACCCCCCCCCACCAAACGGTGTGCCATCCAGGGAAATCCACTTATTCTGTGTAGCATCGTAAAGATATGCATCCTTGGCTTGTGCATAGCCATCAGACCCGCCAAGAAATACTCCGCTCACCCCTACCTTCAAGTCCCAGTCTTTGCCCTTAACTGCGTTCCATGTGTTGTCCAAGAACCCTTCTTGAATAAAAAGTTTTCCGTTTTCCAGCTCATAAGCTCCTTTGAATTTGTAAAGTGGAGCATTCCCTCCATATTTAGCAAAAAGCAGCTCTGAGTTTGTTAACATGACAGAGTTAGTGTAAACACCAGCATGTTCTCCGACAGTTACAAAATCAAATTCCCCAGTCTCTATGTTATATCTTTGTGCATAGTTAGTCTGGTATGAAGTTATAAGACTGACTGGTACAGTTCCTTTAGGCATTCCACCGAACCAATAGATGTACTTTCCTATGTTTATTCCAGGCATAAAACAACTGCCCTGACCACCTTTACTTATGGATACTTGATTTCTTGTCAGAACCTTTGTTTCTAAGTCAAAAATCTCCATCCAATCTGTATACGGCACGGAACCTTCTGCTGCAGAACCTCCATGTCTTGCATATAATTTACCGCCAGCAGCTACTACAGAGGTTCCTCTCATGTCAGCAGAAGTAGTGAACAAATATCCTATATCCGTAGCAGTTGATGGGTCATCAGAGTCTATTTCATATATGTGGGAAGAACCTACATACCCAGAAGTACCAGATGCTCTATTTTGTCCAGCAGTAAAATAGATTTTTTTACCTACTACAACAGCGTTGCCAAGTTGGCAACAAGAAGTTATACTGGGCACACTAACATCCGAATAAGTTTTTGTTTCTGTGTCTATTACAAGTATTCTGGTTATATTATACATAGCACTTGAAGCACTCCCCATAGCAGAGTCATTTGAGTGGCCAAATAATCGGAAGATTTTTTTACCGATAACTACAGAAGGTGCTGTGTAATGTACTATTGTTGTATCGCTACTGAAAGTCAAAAACTTAGACCACGAACCGTTTTCATACACATACATATCCAACCTGGAAAAGATGTAAAGTAAACCATTGCAATACGTTAATCCCTGTGCACCAGTATCGTTCGGAATGCTGACTCCATACGCAGTGACCGCCTCATTACCGAATGGTATAACTGCTTGAACAGTTATAGAATTGGGTTTATCAGCAATCCGTACCCACAGTTTGCTTGTATCTGCGGGGGGAGTAAGGCCATAGGCAACATTCAGTTCACCGCCTCCGCTGCCAGCGGCTATGCCCTTGCCCACAATAGTACTCATCACGACACCTCCTTCACGTCGTACACCGTCGCCTGAATGTTCAGGTCAGCGGTGGGCTTCTCTCCCACCGCGTAGGCGGTGAATGTTCCGTTGTTGTTGGCGATGTAGATGGCGTTGGTGCCATCGTCCAGCATCTGCTGTATCGCCGCTGCGTCTGCCTGAATGTCCGCCTGACTGGTGGCCGTGCCGCCCGTGATGGTCACGCCCTGAGTATAAGGGCTTGCGCTCCCTGTCCAGCTCGCCGCCGCCAGCGTCAGCGATAGTTTCTTGTCCGTTGCCTTGCCCGCAACGGCGTTGATGGCCTGAGAGGGCGTAGCCGTTGCCGGGTCAAGCCCCAACGTTTCCGCCACCTCGTCCGTCAGAAGCGTTGACTTGTTCAGCGGGGTGCCCTCTGTGGTGGGGTTGTCCTGCCGTGTCATGTCGTACACGTTGTCCTGCCCGGAAACAGGCGTGAGCTTGACGCGGCCGGGATAAAGGGAAATTCTGTCCTGCATATCTGCTCCTTTCCAAAAAAGATGGAGCCGACTACGTTCTCATAGTCGGCTCCTATTGCCCTTTCCCGTGCCCCGATTGGCCGGGAGTAACGTTTATTATTTGATTTCGTTGGAGTACAAATCTCCGGAGTAAAACCACGACTTGGCTATGTTCTGCACAAGCTTGTCTACCAGTATGAGGATGCTTTCAATGTCGTTGGCTTTTTGATAGTCCAGTGGCATTGTAGGAACCTCCGGGGCATTGGATGGTACAGGCAACGCACCGCGTATCTCCGCGATGTCTGCGAGGTATTGGTCAATATCAGCCTGCGTTGGAATGTCCGTTTCTGTCCACCCCTGCTTTGCCGTTACCGTCACGCTGTACCCGCTGGCTTCCAATTCCTCCGCCACATACAGCACAGCTCCCGCAACGCGGTTTAGGTCAGTGTAGTTGTACGACCCCTTGTTGTCGCTCAAGAGAAGCACGTCTGCCGGGGTGCCGCGCCCAGCCTCTATCCGACTGAGCGCGGCTATCACGCCATCCACGTCTGCTTGCGTCCTGTCCGTAATAAGTGACAGCATACCGTAGTTAAGGGTAAACTGGTAACTGGCGCTTGTACCTGCCGCATTGATAGCCGTCAAAGATACGGCGTACTTTTCATCCGAAGCACGGTCTACCGTGGCTTTCCACGCTTTGCCATCCAGCGTCCACACGTAATCCTTTCCGTTGACCGAACCGGAAACATAGACGATGGCAGCGGGGAGGGATACGCGAATATCTCTGCTCAAGCTATCACCTCTCACTCAATGGTAACACTAATGACCATCGTCTTTCCGGTGTCGACCGGGTTCGGCGTAATGGTCGCCGCCTTGATTTTAGGAACAGAGGTGTCCAGTGTGACCGTCCGCGTGACGGAGCTTTCCTTGCCCGCCGCGTCCTTGGCCTTGACGATGATGGTGTTGCTGCCCTCTTTCAGCGTAATCACCTTGGAGAAGGTGCCGCCGGTGCCCACAGCAACCGTGCCCTGATCCGTTCCGTTCAGGGAGATTGTAATAACTACGGGAGAGGACGTTGCATCGTTGGTAGTACCGGCCACAGTGACAGAAGACGCCGCCGTGATAAGGCCGTCCGCAGGAGATGTTACGTTCAGCGTCGGAGGAACAGTATCCACGGTGTAGGTTGTGGACTTCTCTGTAGCCGCGTTGCCGTCGTGGTCTTTGCAGTTGATGGTCACAGTGTGGCTTCCATCGCTCAGCGCCGCAGACGGCGTGTAGGTCACGCTGTAGCCATTGGTAATAGCCGTGTGCGTAATGTTCGCCGCCGCTACAGCCGTGCCGTCCTGTTTGACTACCAAGGTGCTGATGTCCACGCCGGAACCGCCGGTTTCATCCGTGATGTTGAATACCACCGGCTGCTTGCTGTTTGCCACATATGCGCCAATCGTGGGTGACACGATGGTGATAACAGGCGCCACAGTCTCCTTTACCACCAGTTTCAGGCCGTCTACGGTAGATGCGTCCGCGCTGCCCTTTGTGCCCGCTTCGTTTGTTGCTTCGACGGATACGTTGTAGTAGCCGCCCGCCAGATTGTACGATGTTTTTCCCGGAGCGGTAATGGTCGCTTCCCATTTGCCGCTTGCAGAGTTCAGCGTCAGGTCGTATGTCTGGCCATTGATCGTCGCTTTTACTGTTTTGATTGCCATTTATACCTCCCCGGCGTAAATATCGCCGCAAAAGAAATGATATGGTTGTGGTACACGCGGGTACGGCGTATGGGGGTTTTCGCCCGCATATAGATCTCCGCTATAGTAGTAGCTGGGATACACGATCACGGTTTCCTCTATTACCGTTACCTGTAGTCTTACTTTGCCATTGATGGTCGCCGGGTTTTGCAGCAGTACAGCCGCCGCTATCTTCGGCACCTGTGCTGTATATTCTGCCATCGGTTACACCTCCCCGGAGAACAGGTCGTTGCTGTAGTAGAAATACGGGCTGATGATCCACGCGCCTGTGACTTCCGCGTTGTACACTACCGTATTGGACAGTTTTATTTCCATCTTGTGGAGGTTTCCTGTGGTTAGCAGCCCCCACGGCGTGTAAATGCTTACGCAGTCGCCCAGCTTCTCGCCGCCGTATACCACCGTCGCCGTGTTCGTGTCACGCAGCGAATAATACTTGTACAACCGGTCCGCCACCGCCTGTCCGATGTCATCAGATACCAGCGTTGCCGCCGTGACTTCCTTGACGTTCTCTCGGTCAGATGCCGTCACGTTAGGGTTTATGGCGCTGTATATCGTCCGGGTGTCCTTGTATTTTACGCCGTTGATGGTCACGTTTCCGTTGCTTGCCTCTACATAACTGTGCGCCGTCACATTTACCTTTGTGACCACTGCGCCAGTGGTGACAGAAGACCCGACAAACGTCCGCCCGCGCGGAATAAGAATAGGCTTTGTCGGCTGATTGAACACGCGGATTTTGTCCCCGCCATCCGTTGCCAGACACACGCCCCATGCAAATATGACCTGCTGTATAGCGCTGCGGTTGGTGCCCTTAACAATAACGCCTGTCAGCGTTGTGTCCTCCACATCGTCCGAATACTCCACCTCGAAGGGCTTTGCAAGCGCTTCTAAAAGCGTTTTCGCACTCACCCCATCAAGGTATGCCCCGCCGCCAAACGGCGTGTATTCCAGCACTCCAAGCGCGTCCTGACACTCTATCACATACACGTTTGCGGACGTGCGTGACGAGTTGTTAATGTAGTATGTCCCTAGATGCCGGTTGTCGTTCCACACCTCCACCGGCTGTTTCAGCTGAAACAGGTAATCCACATCTTTCAGGCTGTCAAGCGTCCAGTTCAGCGTGGACACCGGCAGCTCTACGGCAGCTTCGTTCGCCTGGTTTACGATGGATGCGTTGCGTATCTCGTTCATTCCAAACTTTCGCACCACGCCCAGCACGATCTCATTTATTCGCGCCCGACGATGGGGGACAACGGTTTTTTTTAGCGTGACCTCCACTTTGTCGAAGCTTTCCACGCGGCACTCACAAAAGTACACCGCACTGTCAGGCTGGAACGACTGCGCTCGACGTAGCACCGCGCCCTGATACCACGAGATTTCTACCTCGCTGCAATATTCCCCGGTATCCTCGTCAAAGGCGAGCTGGATACCCATGCTGGAATATTGCTGCGTGAACGTCATGGTAATTTTGGGTGGGGTGGTAAATTCTCCGCTGTCCCCGGAAACCTCCGTCGACCAAAACCCAACCTTGTCCTCCGCGTATACGCCGTCAAAAGTGCCGTCCAGCACCCAGCGGCTCCGTTCCAGCGTAATAAGCTTACCCGGAGCCGCTCCGTGCGGAATTTGGGTGAGGTCTCCTGTGCCGCCGGTGGCGACCACAGTCGCGTCATCCGCTGCGCCGGGGGCTATGTCCTTGTACAGAATAGTCGTTTTCGACATAGGCCACCTCTCAGGGGCGGAGCTGCGCGTCCATTGGAACAAAATTCACTTCGATCTCGCCCCAATAGTTCACACCTCCATCGCCCTTCTCCAAGTCCTGCGACGCGCTGGTGTAATACGCTTCATAAGCAATAGTAGTCTGACCGTCTGCTGCTTCCAGCATAACGGAGTCATCTACGCTGTGCTTGTACAGGTAGTCCCAGAAGTCATCCAACCCCTTGTAGTTGTCACCGCGCCGGAACACCGTCAGTTTGTGGCCAAGGTATGTACCGATGATGTCACGCACCATGCGGCCCGTCATTACGCGCCCTGCGTTCTCGCCGTCCAGCACGTTAAAGTTTCGGTTGTACTTTGAAATGGCCACGTCAGCGTCAAAGGAAATGCCGTTCAGTTTGATGTAGTTCATCCCTGCACCTCCGACAGATTAACGCCGATGCGCGTACCCTCCGCCTTGTTCAGTCGGTACACAACCTTGCCCAGCACGTCCTTGTCCAGCACTAACACGGCTTCATTGCTGCCGCCGTAGCCGCTTTCCGCAAGTGCCTGTTTGAACGCCTGCACCATCGTAGCAAGTGGCGTTTCAATGTTCGTCCCGGATTTCTGATCGCCAAGCACTGCCATAAACTCCCGGTTCGGAGGAATGACTGCGCCCTGCGCCAAACGGGGGATTTTAAGCTCGTTTACATGGGAAATATTGATGCCGAAAGACTTACCGCCGATACCCGGCACCCAATCCGGTATCTCAAAGTGTATCTTGTTCAACTGGTCAATAAGCCAGTTGATACCCTTGATGATGAGGTTTACAGCCGCCTCAAAAACGCCGACGATGGTATTCCAGATACCCCGGAAAATTTCTTTGATACCTTCCCACGCCTTTTTCCAGTCCAGCGTAAACACGCCGGTCAGGAATTCAATAAGACCGCTGAAAATCTGTTTCATGCCCTCGACTACGTCATTGACGTAAGTTTTCGCCAGCTCTATCAACTCATGGAACTTACCGTTTGTGCTTTCGTCCAGCCAATCAAGCAAGCTTGTCAGCCCAAGCTTAAACCAGTCAAAAACGCCCAGCACAAATGTCTTTACGCCGGTTAACATTTGAATGACAGACTGCTTCATTTTCTCCAAGTCAAGCGTAAGGATGCCGGAAATAAGCCCCAGCGCGCCCTGCACAATGTCCTTAATGCCGGTCAACATATCTCCTACCGGAGTGCCGGCAAGACCGCACTTTTCTATGATGGTGTCTATGATCGCTCCAAAGATATAGCCTACAAAGTCCAGGAGGTCAGCAAGCAAGGTGTAGGCGTGTTTTACAAAGTTGATAATGTTGTCCAGCGCCGCGCCCCAATCCCCGGAGAATACGTTGCCGATAAACCCGGTGACATCCTTAAACAGGTTTACAATGTCCTGTCCTATCTTCTTGAGCTTGTCCGCGATTTTATCAAGAAATGCGAAATTTGCCGCCGTGCTGAAATCCGGTAGAATAATGCCGGATCCGCCGCCACCTTCGCCGCTTAACTTGTTGATCTCATCAAACGACGCAAGCTGCTTACTGGCAGACTTTGCCGCTCCGCCCACGCCTTTATATGCGTTTTTCTGGTCGTTCAGATCCTTCGCCGCATTAGCGCTTTCCTTTGCCGTAGTTCCAAATAAAGCGGATACAATATTTGCGATAAACGAAACCACCGTAGCCAGCACTTTGACCAGCGCGGTAAACGCCGGGATGATGATTTGCACAAGCGGCTGTGCCAACGTCAGCAGCGCACCCTTAAGCTGCGCAATAGCGTCCCGCGCTTCGCCGTTTACGGCTACCACGTCCGCCAGCCAATCCCGGAGGGCCGCCAACGCACGGGCAATGATGGTAAAGACCAGCGCCCGCTTTGCCAGCATTTTTACGCGCTTTGTGAATGCCTCCATGCCCTGGGATGCTTTGTCTAACCCTTCTTGTATCTTTCCTGCGTTCTTGCCGGTATTGCCCAGCTGCTTACCTAACTCACCGGCCTTTGCTTTCATTCGGTCAAGCTCCGCTTCGCCCTCGCGGATAGCGGCGTTCTGCTTGTCCAACTTGTCATTCATGGCGTTCCATTCTTTTTCCATAGACGCTACAGCGGCCTCCTGCTGCTTAATAGCATCACTGGTGAAGAACTCGCCGCCGCCCTTCATCTGCGCCAGTTTTGCCTTTGCTTCGTCAAGCTGTGCGCCTAAGTTGTTGGCTTGGTTAAACAAAGTATCTCGCGCGGATTTCTTGTTGGTGAGCTTTTCCTGCAGCGCTTCTATTTTCTTTTCCAGCGCATTGAGTTCTTTCTGCGCCTGCTTATCGTCAATTTTGGCCTTGATGATAACGGAGCCGTCCGCGTTTGCCATACAATCACCTACTTGCTTTTATGGTATTTATGTGGTACTATAAACAAACCACAAAAAACTTCTTGGAGGGTGGAAGAAAATGGATAAAATGACTAAGTGTAAGACCTGTGGCGCAGATATTGCAAAATCCGCGAAAGTATGCCCCACCTGCGGGGCCAAACAGAAAAAACCGGTTGTGCTGATCGTTATAGCTGTGTTTATTGCTATCGGCATTATTGGCACTGCGCTTGGTGGGAATTCCCCAGAAAAGGTGGGGGATACAGACGCAAAAGGCGGAAACGGATCAACTGCTCCGCAGAAAACGGAATTTGCAGTTGGTGACGTTGTCTCCCTTAAAGACATTGAAGTCACATTTGTGTCTTGCACCCAATCAAGCGGAGAAGGTTTTTACACACCAGACAGCGGCAACGTGTTTCTATTTTGCGAATTTGCCATTGAAAACAAATCCAGCAAAGATATTTCCATAAGCTCTATAATGTCCTTTGAAGCATATGTCAATGACTACTCCACAAACACGAGCATGACAGGAACGTTGGCCGCAGACAAAGGCCAGCTGGACGGCACCGTTGCATCAGGGAAAAAGATGTCCGGCGTAATAGGTTACGAAGTCCCCGCCGATTGGAAAACACTCGAAATCAGGTTTACACCTGATTTTTGGTCTGGCAACGACATTACATTTATTGCAAATCACTGACATTCGCGCAGCCGCCCTCCGGGGCGGCTTTTTTACGTCCAGCCCTTAATGACTTCTTCCTCAGCCTCCGAGTACCGCCGCTTAATGTCGATAGCGTCGCGGTTTCTGCGGTAAAACTCCCTATCGGCCTTGTCTTTCAGCTTGCCTTTTGCTTTCAGATCGCGTATATGCACGATCTGCGCGAAGTAGCAATCGCCGATTTCACCGTAGTACGAAAGGAACGTCCACCAGTGCAGATACGGCAGCGCCCGCACCTCCTGCCCCGCTATGCGGTTGATGGGGGCGATGAGCAAGCGAAAGTCCTGTTCCCAGTCCATCAACTTGGTTGATTTTTTTTGCGCTTCCTCATTCCCGCCGTTGATAAACCAAAAGCACTGTTTTATCGCTTCTTCCGTGTGCTCCCAAGGCATAGCAAAAAAACCGGGGTAAAACATTCCCAACACGCCGATGCACTTTTCTTCGCTCGTTAGTTCAACAGCAGACAGCACCGAGAATATGTCCAGTATCACGCGAAAGTCCGTTTCTATTGGGTATTCCGTTCCACACACCTCAAGGCTCGTCGGAAGGTCGTACATCATCTGTGGTACTTGGCCGTATACTTTGCAAGCTTCTCACTGTGAAAAGCCTTTTCCCGCTTAATCCCCTCGTCCAGCTCGTCCATGATGGCAACCATCAGGTTCATCCACAGCGGCGCACCGTCCGCGATAGCGTAAACGCTCACGTTGCCAAAAAGCGGCTCACACACCGGCTGCTCAAACACCCCGTCAATAGTCTCGCGCATTTCGGCGTCCATATTTCGGAGCCAGTCAAACATTTCGCGGGCGCTCATTTTTTCTACGTTATCGTCCCGCGCATCCTGCTTCTTTTTCAGCGCGTCAAACGCTGTGTAAAGCTTGTCAGCAAACGCCGGATCGCTGGGATTAAAATACACCGTGCATTTGTCATTCAGGTGGTATTCCTGTACGCCGGTGGTGATTGTCAATTCCTTCATGTGTTCCCTCCAAAACAGGGGCGGTTGCCCGCCCCTTTATTTAGGCCGCAGTAAACTCAATAGCGCCGCTGCTGCCCTTCTTCACAGTGCCCACAGTGCGGGTGCCGCCATAGGTGATCTCGCTGGTGATATTCAGGGTGCCGCCGCCCTCGCCGCCGATGCCGGTGATGGCAATAGCGCAAGCGTCGTAGCGCTCCGCAAACATCGCCTCGCCGCTGGTGGCGTAGAAGTGGCCAATCATCATGTCCTGATTTGCCAGCGCCTGAGCATCCTGGTCTTTTACGGCCAGGTTCCACATCTTCACCGCCGCAGCATCGCCCGCATCCAAGGGAATGGGGTCAAAGGTCTGCGTGATGGTGGGCTTTTTCATGGTCGTAAAAGTGTGGCCCAGAATGTCCTGCTTGGGGTCGGTGCTCCAGTCCATTTCCTCGCTGCTGTCCTCGACGCGCTTACCGATAGCGCTCCACACAGGGGCGGAAGCGGTGCCGGTGTTCAGGTACGCAATGAGCAGTTCACGGTCAATGGTCTGGCCTTCCGTGGTGTTGAATTGCAAATCTGCCATTATACATTCACCTCGTAATTCAGTTTCATAAGGATTTGGTGATCTTCGTCCCCGTTTTCATACATAGCAAACAGGGAAGATCGCGTGGTCGGCTCCATGCTGATAACGCGCTTGTCATCGCCAATGTCGGGCTTCTTGCCGTTTGCCCAATCACCGATAGCGTTTAACATCTCGTCAGTTTTGAGCCGTTTGTCGTTGCTGCTCCCCGGCTTTACGCGGTAGATAATCTTGAACTGATACTCTGCCACATAGCCGCCGGTAATGTACTTCCGCACGATATACGCCGCCTGAATGGTCGACATCGCCATAGCGGAAGTGTCGGCGGGGAGAAATTCAAAACGGATAAGGTCTACCGGCAACTCCGGGTATGTGTTCAGCCACACAAGCAGCTTTCGCGATACCTGATCTTCCTCTGCCGCCGATACGGCCTTTTTAATCTTTTCCAAATTTCTTCACCGCCTTATCTGCCACCCGCACCCACTTCTCCATGTTCTGCGCTTTGGAAGCGTCAAACCAATGCGCCTGTGCCTGCGGATGCATTGTTGTGTTAAATACAAGATTTCGGTCTGTGACCACCTTGTGCCCGCCTTTGGGTGCGTATGTGCTGCCGGTCGCCGGGTCTACCATCACTTTTCCGTAGTACAGAAACCGGGCGTATGGTCCGGGGTAAATGACCTCGTTACCGACCACCCGCGTTCTCTGCGTCATAGAGCCTGTAAGCGCAGGCACAAATGGGGTGGTATCTTTCATCACCTGTTGCGCTAAAACGCTTTCAGCGCGGCCACAGGCCCTTGCAAGCTGCCGCTTTACCTCGTCCATGCCGGACACGTCAACAGAGAACTTGAGCGACATATTATGCCCCTCCGACTTCCCAATGCTGCATATCCACGCTGCCAAAATCTTTCTCGTCCACTTTGGTAACGTTGTAGCAGCCGTCCTGCGCCATAGCAACGTCCTCTTTGTCGGTGACAAACTCGCCTTTTACAAAGAACGTCAACCCGCCGTTACCGTTCACAGACAGCGTCCACAGCCCGGACTTGTCCGCCGCCGCAAGAAACGCCTGCGGGGGCGCGTAAGTTTTGGACTTGCCTGTCGTGCCGTCCACCGCTTTCACGGAAAACGGAATGTACAGGTTTACTGCGTCCGCGCTCTCAAGCCCGCTTTCTCGGACGTTTACCGCCTTGCTGGCTTGCAGCATAACACCGCGCAGGATGGTCACATACAGCTTTGTGATTTCCTCAAAAGTCGCCGGGTCAGTCTCCTGCACGGCATTGTAGACCGTTATAGTGTGGGGCGCGTACAACCACAGCACCCCCCTCCCCGATACAGCAGACCGGTATGCGCCAGATACTCGTTACAGGTCGCCGCCAGCAGTTTCTTCGCACCGTCCGTTGCACTCAGTGCGGACGCGGCAGCTTCACCGCCGCTGGCCAGCGTCCGGGAGTACCCGCCTACCGTTTCGCTTTTCACGTCATCGCCGGTCGCCGCGTTCGTCAGTTTGGTTGCGGCAAGCTGCTGCGCGGCTTCTATCAGCTGATACTTGTCCACAAGTGCACAGCAGCACATTTTTACAGCGTCCATATCAGCGTTATCTTTTGCCCGGTTCTGCGTGTAGTAATCGAGGAAGGAGCTGGCCCGGACAGCCAGACGCGGAAAATCTCCTTCGCTCACGGTGCCCAAATAGGTTCCGGAGTAATAGTCGTAATCAGCGTATGTCATGTGAGCCAGCTCCTTTCAATTTAGCCAGAGACGGTAACGGTGGCCGTGCCGGTCTTCGTTCCGTCCTGCTTGGACTTTGCGGTAACGGTGATGCTGCTCTTGGTTTCGGTAGCGGAAACGGTCAGAACGCCCTCATCGCTGATATTGCTCTTCGTCCCGTCCTGAGACCATTCGACCTCACCGTTGATAATGCCCTCGCCGTCAACCTTGGCCGTAAACAGCTTGCTCTCGCCCTTCTTTACGGTGGCGGTAGCAGGGGTCACGGCGACGGTAGAAATGGCGCCGCCCTTGCCGTAAACGGAGAACGGGAACGGATTTGTCTTTTCTGCATTGTACGCGTTGATGGGGTTAGCGATCTCCCAGCCGAGACGCATGACCGCACGCAGCGCGACCATATCGTTCTGCATGAGGTTGTAGGTGATAGCCTTCGTGGTGGGGTCCTGGATAACACCCTCGGTGAAGATCTTGAAGGTCATGTCCTGGCGAATGGCGTACACCAGCTGGCTCCAATCGCCGACGATCATCTGCGCCTGATTGGGGTCAAACGCGCCGTTCATTGGGAAGTACATATCCATTCCGTCCAGACCGTAACGGGTGCCACCCTGCATATCGGACTTGAAGATGGGCTGACCGGTGGTGTCCTTCAGGCCGCGCAGCTTACCGCGCATCTGGATAGCGGACATCACGCCGTTGGGGTTGAAGCCGTCCAGCTCAACCTTGGAAATCAGGCCATTCTCACCCATGATGTCGTCAAACACGCTGGTTCCGACGGGCACACCGTTACCGGCAGCGATAGCAGCGGGCACAACGCCGGTGCGCCAAGTGCTGGGCTTGTTGGTTCCGAACAAGATAGCGGCGTCGATGACCTTACCGAAAGCCTCGGTCAAGCGGGGCTTGACCTCGCCCCAGATGTCGTAGTCGGCATCGTCCAGAGCGGCCTCGGGAATGGGCACGATGACGGCGATTTCCTCGGCGTACAGTTTCTTCTTGTCCCACGCCATCTTGGTGGTCTGCTTGAACGCCTCGCCAGCGCCGTTGTCAGTCGCTTCGCCGTTGACAAAATACGCGGAGGGGAGAGCGTCCAGAACATTGATGGTCTGCGTCTTGCTGGACATATTCGCCAGTCTACGGCCCATGCGCAGGACGGCAGATTCGGCGATAGCACCCTGCATGATTTCGCGAGTTACGGGTTCCGGGATAAGGCCGGAAAGTGCGTTTCTGTCGATAATGTTTGCCATGTGTTAAATCTTCCTTTCTTACTTGAGTGCGCCGCGAATTAGCGAGTTCATCGCGGCATTGACATTGTTTTTCTCGCTGCCGCAGCCAGCGGGGGCAGTCCAATCAAATTTGACCTTCTGCCGGTTTTCGGTGAGTTTATCCACTGCCTGTTCAAAGGTTGTCTTGTCATCAACCATCTTTTCAGCCTTAAAGGAGATAAACTCCGCTTCCTCACCGGTCAGCCCCTTGGAAAGCACATACTTCTCGCGCTTGAGCTGTTGCACTTCGGCCTGCGCTGCGGTCAGGGCGGACTTGTTATCCGCAAATTCCTTTTCACGTTTTTCCCGCCGCTCCTGCTCGGTCTGCTGACTGTCTTTCCATGTGCGATACGCGGTCAGTTCGTCATCGCTGGGGTACTTTCGCCGCTCCCGGTCAAGCCGTGTCTGAATCATCTTGTCAACGTCGGCCTGCGTAAACGTCTTTTCCTGCTCGTGAGCAGTGTTTTCCGTGCCCTGCACGTTGGTTTCGTCTGCCATGTAAATCTCCTTGTTTAACGTCCTGTCGGACAATTTTGATAAAACAAAAAAGACACCCACCGAAAAATCCTCGGTAGCTGGTTCCTATTGCCCTTTCCAGCGCCCTATTGCGCGGAAGTGTATTTGATTGTTTTCTTGACCTCCAAAACGATGTACCCATCGCCTTTTCGTCGTATCTCTGCGTTGTTGCCGCGCTTTAGGATGTCTTTCACAGTCTTGATTGCTTCGTCAAAGTTCAATACAGCACCTTCACCCTTTCCCGCTGCTCCGGCAGCCCCGCCGCCGCGCTGAACGCCTTGTACTTGGCGTTGAGCCTTTGCAGCTTGATATTGACCGCCTGTTCTTCGTCTGTCAGCCCTGCGGCACTGTAAGCCGCTTTTTCGCGTTTTAGCTTGCGTATGGTGCGCTCCACCTTGCGCTGCTCCTGCGTGGCTTCGTATGTCGTATAGGTCTTGCCCTCAAACGTACAGCCAAGACCATCGTCAATATGGGCAAGCTGTTCGTCTGTGTAAGTGCGCTCACTTACGCCCTCAACCCAAACGTTGCGGCGGTGCCGGCAGTTGGCTCCTTCTAACCCGTCCACAGCGCCCAATCCGCACACAGAGTAAATGCTCGGATAGATGTCGCCGCTGCGAGTGGAATACACTTTGCCTTGCCACTTTTTGTGCGATGACCACGGAGACCGCCCAGGCACATCACGCGCGCCCGCGTGGGCTGATACTTCGTAATACGGCGTTTCCAAGTATTCCGCCGCCTGCTCCGTGTACTTGCCGCACAACTGCGATACGCCAGTCATTACGGCACGGCGGGCAGCTACGTCTACATGGTCACGGTGCCCGCTCTCATAGTCCACTACCCGCAGGCCGCCGCTTGCAAGCTCCCTGACGGCGTCTTTGATGGCTTGCCCATAAGAAATAGCACCGCTTTCTACTTTCAACGTAGCGGCATCTAAAGCCCACTGGTACGCCTTTGCGGGGGGCAGCATCGTCCGCCCTGCGTCTACCAAAAACCCCATCGAAGTGGTGATGTTGCGGAACGCATCCTGCGTCTGCCGTTTGATGGCGTCAATGGTGGTTGCATCCACCAGCACGTCAGGCTGTGTTACACGGGCAAGGTCTATGACCTCGGTGTAATACTTTTGGTTTCGTTCTGCCACATCGTCTATCAGCTCGTTCAGCTTTTTCTCGCTGATACCGGTAGTCTGGCGTATGGCTTTCTCAATCTCTTTCAGATCGATGCCATGTGACCGCAGCACCTTGATGCCCTGGACCGTGACCTCGTTCAGCTCGTCCCGCAGCTTCAGCCGGGAGCATATCTCCATCAGCAGGGTGTCCTCAAGGCCTCGGTACAACTCCGCCAGTTTTTCGGGAAGTGCGTCAAGCAGTTCAGGCGTAAACGGGTATCGGATCATTTCCTCTGGCCCAAATAAGCCCATTCCGGATTTTCCTCAGTTCCGATGTTTATCCAAAAAGTACCGGCGCTTTCTCCATAGCCCATCACTCTACCTCCTCTTGGCCTTCGGTTGTCATGTCCTGCATCTTCGGCAGCGCCGCCTTTGCGGTTGCCTCGTCCTCGTTCATCCACTTCATGCGGAACTCCCAATCGTTCATAATACCCGCACTGAGAAGTTGCATATCACGAGAAAAGTCTGTCTGCTTGTCCTCAATGATGCTGTCATCAAAGTCGACGGAGATTTCAACGTCCTCATTCAGCCCCGCGCCCATTGCGGTATTGCCCAACCGCAGAAGAACACGGCACAGCTCCACAAGTGCATCTTCAAGGATGATTTCATGCTTCTTGATCGTGCGGAACATGGTGCTGTTCTCGCTGATGACCTGCGTAGCCGTGGCCACGCTGCCACCGTCAAAACGATAATAGGTCTCGCCAAAGCCGCATTTGCTGGACAGAATATTGAGCTGGTCTTGGATGCCCGTATTATGCTCCGCCGTCCGAAGCGTCATGTCGATAGGGGTAATGACCGCGCCGTCGCTGACATCCTCCGGCAGCCCATAGAACGTCACATCGGACGGGTCGAACACCGGCTCGCCATCAAGGTACTTCGCCGCAGAGGGCTTGACCATAATCCGCTTTTTGCCAAGCCGGAACTCGTTGACATAGCTATCGTAAGCAATATCCACGCCTTGTAGCACGTCAATAGCGTTCGCGTACACCGCGATGCCGGTCGGAAGCAGATAGTTGAAATTGTTGGCAATGTTAAGCCGGTCAATAACAAACTGCCTCTTATCGCTGCCGGTATGCACCACAGGCGGGATATTCTCAAAGCCCTTGACGTTAGCAAGCTGCTCGTCAGACAGCATCTCGCTATCATAACGATAAATGCGGTTGTCGATGATATAGCCTCCGCCATCGTCCTTGTGGTGGATTTGGAGATACAGGTAATCATGCCCGTTACGCGTGACCACAGAAGAAAACGCGCACTCGCTGATAAAGCCGTTCTGCCATGCCAGCGGGTAAATGTTCTCAATAGTCACATAGTCCAGAATGATGCCGGAAGCATTACCGGGGACGATCTCGCCGCCCTCGTTGATCTCCTGCCCGATGACGCGGGGTATATATGCCACCGTGCCAAGAGCGGATTTCATCTCCTGCATCTCGTTTGCCTTGACCGTGAAATTGTTTTCGGTCAAAACGCGGTCGATGAACTCCTGTTCCTTCTGCCCTTCAAGGGTGATCTGGACTTTCTCGTTCATCAGCAGGTTAGCCCAGTCCTCGCACAGTTTCTTTCCCATGCCGAGGGAATACCGCTTGCAGTTGACCATGCTTTCACCGTTTCGGACGCGGTAGCTGTGGAAGCCCTTTACGTTGCCCTGATACCAGCTTTTCCACTCGTCCACCTTGCTATAAAACGCTTCGGGGATAGTGGAATAGCCAAGCTCATTCAGTTTTCTGATAACTGCATCATTGCTCATGCGATAACTCCCATCCGACGGGAAATGCGCTCAACGGCATACCGGGTGGCATCTATCAAATGGTTGTTTTCATCCGGGTAACCGCTGATTATATCTCCGTCTTTGTTTCGGTCGTATTCGTAATTTACAAACTCATTGTATGCGTTTGGTGTGCGTTTCCGGTCTATGACGATCTTGCGCCGCTGCAACCACTTCATACCATAGTCAACAGAGCCGGGGCCTTTGACCGCTGCCTTTGCCAGAAGGCCCATAGCGCGATAGTCCGCTACGCTTTTAGGCTCTGCGCTGTCGCAAGTGATGTAAGCGTCTTTGTACCCACGCTGGATAATGATGTTGCCGCTTGCCTCGTTGGTGAGCTTGTTTTGGTATATCTCGTCCATCAGGTAAATGGTTTCACGCGCCCGATCATAGTGCAAACGGATAAAAGCAAAGGGGTCAGGGAACCAGCCGTAGTCCACGCCTTGGTAGATGTGGTCGAAGTGAGACATTTCCTCATCGGTAATCTCCCGCAACTCCAGGTTGTCAAACACGTTGCCGCCCGTACCCACAGGAATGCCTAAATACTCATGCTGGTACGCTCTCTCGTCCGTGGCCTTGAGATGTTCCGCCTCCGCTAAAAACTGCTCACCAAGCCACTCCGGCGGGGCTTGCAAGTACGTTGACTTGTGGCATAGCCTGTCTGTGCGTTCTTCCAGGCTGTCCTTGTTCGCCCAGTTATCGCGGCTTATCGGCGGGTTGTAGCTTTCAAAATTCCAATACTTCGAACCGCCGCGCATTGTGGACTGTAAAATCGTTCGTATCTCGGCACGACCGGAAAACTGGTCTTTTTCTTCAAAGTGCGTCACGGCAATGTAGCCAAACGGCACCTTGATAGACTTGATCTTCATGGGGTCATCAGCGCCCCGGAACATGATCTTCTGCCCGGTAGGCTTGTAGATCAGCTCCATTGGCGAAACCTTCGCCTCCCAATACGCCGCCATGCCCAGTTCGCCGATTGCCCAGATATACTGTGCGTACACGCTGTCACGGATGGTATTTGCCACCTTACGTAGCACCAGCGCGTGTGTGCCGGGGTTGTTTATCAACAGCAGGGGAACGAGCACGGACACCGTGGAGGACTTCAACGAACCGCGCCCGCCGCTAAAATCGTAGTGCGTGTGACCGTGCATAAACACGTCATGCGCCACATCGTAGAACGCAGAACCGATTTTTTCAGACAGGCGGATGTCAGACATCAATTATCACCTTGACACCATCTGTGTTGATGTTCTGCTCCACAATATCCTTCTGGTCGAGGTACTGCTTGCCAAGCCAAATCGCCATTGTCGCGTTCTTTTCAGCCAACCTGAACTGCGCCCGCCGCAGGCTTGATTTCCCAAGCTGGCTCTTGTTTTTATATGCGTCCGAGAAAGTCATTTTATACGTTCTCTTGCACCAAGCGTTTAATGTGTCCTCGCAGCATTCCAGCACTGAGCATATCTCTTTCTCTGTGCACTGGATAGCGCATAGGTTTTCAAACAGCTTCTCGTTTATCTCTTTCCGAGGACGTCCTGTTCTTGCCATACACGCCCTCCTTTCTGCGTTGGCGTTTAATAAACTTCTCCATGTCCCGCTTCAAATACGGGCTGCTGGTTTTGGCAATAATCTCCTGTGCTTCTTCAATCGTCATTTAGCAACACCGCTTTCTTCCCCGTAAACTTCTCCCACCGGTCAACAATGACATCGGCATACTTCGGATCATACTCCATGCAGAAAGCGTGTCTGCCATTCTGCTCCGCTGCCATAATCGTTGTGCCGGACCCGGCGAACAGGTCAAGCACATTCTCACCCGGCTTACTGGAGCACTGCATCTGGTAATCAAACAGCTTAATCGGCTTCATGGTCGGATGCTCCGCAGATTTGACAGGCTTATCAAAATTCAACACGGTTGTCTGCCTGCGGTTCTTAAAGAAATAATGCTTCTTCCCTTCCGTCCAGCCGTACAGGCAAGGTTCGTGCGCTTCCTCTTCAATCTCGCTCTCACCATACAGGCAAGGCTCATGTTTCCACTGGAAATCCTGTCTCCCTATCACAAGGGAGTTCTTCACCCAGATCAGGCACTGCCGGACACGCAGCATCGCATCTCTGCACGCGCCTCGGAAGTTATACCCCTCGCTGTCTGCGTGCCAGATGTAGAACGGTGCACCTGGTTTCATAACCATCGCCGCATTGGAGAATGCATCCGTAAGAAACCGTCTAAATGCCGTATCCTCCATTTTGTCGTTCTTAATCTTCCCGGCGGTGCCCTGATAGTCCACATTGTACGGAGGGTCTGTGAGCAGCAAATCCATTTGTGCCCCCCCCACGAGCTTCTGTACATCCGCCAAGGACGTACTATCCCCGCACATAAGGCGATTGTCCCAGAGTTGGTACACATCGCCAAGTTTGCTCTTCGGCTCTTCTGGTAAAACAGGATTGTAGTTGTCCTCTACAACTGACGTGTCGAGTTCATCACGCAGCCCCCAATCAAAGTCAAACGCCGACAAATCCAGCCCAGGCAGTTCATCAGCCAGCAGGTCAAAGTCCCAATCGCTCTCGTTGCTCTTGTTATCCACCAGCCGCAGGGCGTTCACCTGCTCCGGTGTCAGATCGTCCACGCAGACGCAAGGCACTTCTTCCATGCCCAATTTCTGAGCAGCCAACGCTCTGCAATGCCCAATGACGATAACTCCATCTCGGTCAATCACAATCGGCTGCACGAACCCGTACTGTTTAATGCTTTCGGCCACATTGTTGATTTGCCGTCTGTCGTGCTTCTTGGCATTTGCAGCATACGGCATAATATCCGACAGCCGCTTGTTTTTTACTTCCATGTGGCCTCCTTTGCCTGACGCACCGGCCTCCCGCCACTGGCCTTTGTCATTGGCACGTCTGTACCCGGCTCTCGCCTCGCCTAAATATAACGTCTTCCCTGGGACACATTGCCAAGAGGTACGGGAAGTCCTGTTTTTGGTAAGCAGACTATTTGGGACACATCCCATACAGCGGTCTGCCAGCGCAATCACACTGCGCTGCGCCTTTTCATCAGCCGCACACTGTTTTTGCGGATTAACTGTCCGCCGCTGTGGCCACAGCTTGTGTGCACTTAACTTCTCGCGCTTCCTCGCCCGCTTGTGTGGTTGGTGCGGCATTGCAGTCCTGCCCTGCTTTAGCGCTTCGGGGAAAGTCCCCGTCACTCGCTGTGGTCTCCCATTGCTGGGCACCTATGCCGCGTGTGGGGCATACGCCCCAAGAAAGCCCCTTGCGGGTGAAAACGATCCAACGTTTTCATCTGGTGCCGCATGAGAGGTGCGACCTCCCTCTCCCCGAAATGTGGGGTGGCATCGGCCTGCGGCATATTGTTCCCTCCGGGCGGAGCCGAAGCCCCGCCCATCAGGAAAAGAAGGGGGAAAAGAAAAAGAATGGAGATGCAGAGTTTGCCCCTGCACCCCCACGTTATCACATCTTTTCTTATTGTTGCATTTCGTTGTGCAACATCACTTAATTTCTGCGTTCACGTATGGCGCGTACTCTTCTTTTATCGCACATTCTTTCAGCGGGCAATAGCGGCAGCTTTTAGCAAACGGGCACTCGCGCCTTTCTGCTCTGGATATACAGCGAGATACGGTAGATGTACTTACTCCGAAATGCCTCGCAATTGCGCTCATACGCCAGCCGCACTCAAAATATAGTCTCAGATATTCAACCGTCTGCTTTTTCACCATACAACCTCCTCCGGGAAGAATGTCTCCCGCACCCCGCCGCACTCCGCCACGATGTACCGCCCTGCCGGATGCACATATACCACCGTACCCTTGCGTACAGAAAACCGCTTTTCATCGTTGGCGCCTGATCCGGGGTACTCCCTCGGCAGCGTCATAAACTGCGCCCGGATCGTGTCACCCTTATGCATCGCCGCCGTCCTTCTTCTCGCCGTAGGAACAGAAGTCGTCATTCGTCATGGCACAATTAAAAAGCGCGCATCCGCCGATTTCTCCGATTTCCTCCCCCATGTCTTTGTATATCCGATATTTGCAGTCCTTGCACCGCACCACGACCGCCACATCGTCCGGCGTTTTGACTTTTTTATCAATCACGGCCTGACATACCTTTTCAACCGCCTTTGCCCTCTCGTAATATTTGCTACCAAAAGTGATTTCGTTGTCACCGTTGCCGTTCGTGTATTTTGCGTTCCACCAAGACATCACTTTTCACCCCCTCCGTCCATCTTCGCGGAGTTCTCCACAAAGTTGCAAACTCTGGCCGCACAAGTGAGGCACAGTTGTTTCTCCGCAGAAAATGGTGTCTTAAAATTCACAACGCCATAGTGGTTGAAATCCAAATTCACGCCGTCAACCTCGTAGTCAATCTCGCGCCCGCACATATCACAGAACACTTTAACCATTAACTATTCCTCCCGTCCATCTTCGCGCCGCAATTGGGGCAATAAGGAGTGAGGTCAAACCCCACTCTACGCCTGCACTTCGAGCACCTATATCCACTAATAGGGTCTATTTTATTCACACACACCCACACCCCATGCACCACCGGCGCAACGTCGGCGGCGGTCTGTGCGTTCACCTCCCATATCACATCTTCAAGTAGACCACACCCTTCTTCATCATCGACATCCGCATGAGCGTCACGCCAATTCTTCAAAATTTTGCATAACGCTTCCCTGTCAATGTATTCAGCCATTGTCAGCCCTCCCATAAAACGCCTCTAAGTCATCCTGCGCCTTGTTGACAAAATCGGGGCAAGCCAAGCATTCCGGTATCGGGTCATCCGTCATCGGGTCAACCCACCCGAGACAGTAGATACGGTCTTTCTTTCCGTCGTTCCATTCGTGAGACGGGCGTCTTCGCTTACCCAGCGCACACTTAACTGTTGCCATCCTTCATCGCCTCCAATGCTTTCTCCGCCTCCTCGCGGGTGAGGAATGCCGTCTTGCCAAAATCAGAAAACCGATAAAACCGTGGTGCCATCGGAACATGTTGTACTGCAACAGACCATCCGTCATAGTTCGTTTCAAACCATTTTGCCACCATCGGCAATATGGTCTTCCCATTGTGGAATCCGTACACAAAATCGCCCACCTTGCACGGCAGCATCACCAGCCGCCCGTCCTTGTCGGCCTCGGCCAGCGCCTTTACTCGGTCAAGACCGCCGCACTCTCCGATGATCGTGCAAAGGTCGCTCCAGTCTTTAGTCAGCGTGGACACTTCTTGCGGCGTCAGCCACGTGTCCTCGTAGGCGGCGAGGCGCAGAAACCGCTCCTCTGGGATATTCCGCGGATACCCGTTTGCAAGGCGGCGCTCGTACTCTTCTCGTTGCGCGTCAGCTTCACGTTTATTTGTCAGTCGTTCCATCACTCCACCTCCCCTTTCAGTTCGTCATACAGCTCACTGAACCGCTTGTTCCACTTCCTTAGCCCGAAAAAACAGTACACGCCCAACACAATCCACAGCCCGCTGGCGATGTTTTGCAACAGATTTTCCATCACTCCACCTCCTGCATCCAGAACTCGCGGCGGCAATCACTGCACTTTTTCAACGAATGGCATTCTGCTAAACATGAAATGTGAAAGTCAAACCTTTTTGGGCAAAAAGTCAACACCCCATCATCCGCAAGGCGCGCATTTGGCCACTGCTCCAAAAACATACTCTGCCGCGTCTTGCGCGGGTGTGCGGCGGACCATTCCTCGACCAGCTCGACAATCTCCTCCGCGCTCTCCTGTGAACGCTCCTTAGCAGGTACAGTACAAAAGTCAGTCTTGTATACAGGGCAATCCTCGCACTCATCAACCTTTGTACATATACGCAGATACTCCTTCACAAACTTCACAGCATCCATCGTTTTCCTCCTTCACCGCCACAGCCTTTGCCAGCTGTGCCATGCCCTGCTTCATGTCCTCTATCTGCTTATCCCGCCGTGCAATGGCGTCCTTCAGGCTGTCGTTGGCTTTCATCAGCGCCTCGATGTGCCGCTGCTGGTTCTCGATCAGGTCAGCGGATTCCCCAGAAACCACACCAGCGCATTTATAACGCGCCGGTCTCTCAAACGAAGGACACTTATCCTTTGGGCATTTCCCGGTTTCTATTGCCTCACAATGGCACCGCAGCGCGGACACGATCTCATCTCTTGTCATGTCATTCCTCCTTATCCCAGCTCGCACGTCATCATGCCACCTTCGCAAATGTCCACGATGTGTTCGCACAGGGCGGGAGGGATCTTTGACCTTTCCATACTGTTCTTCAGCGCACTTGTTCCACCACGGGGAAGGATGATACCCATTTGCTTTGCCTTCCTGATGGTTGCCCCTCTTGGGCTTCTTTCGTGGCATGGATCACCGTTTTTGCAAATCGGCTTAAACTGCGGATCAGGATGGTTTGTCCAGATGTCAGTTGGCTTCATTCTTGTGTCGCCATACTGGCAGTACGTGACCGTATAACGGGGAAGCCCCTGCATCCACGTCATCTTCCTCATACCGCCACGGGGATTTTCGATGAAGTAAAACTTCGGTTTCAGCTCACGGATAAGCTGTAAAACGTGTTGATCGACCACATCACAGAATCTTGCATAATCGCTGACAGGATCAAGATTTCCGGTAACGGCGTTCTTGCGCCTGTGATGGCTGATTGCCGCAATGCTGAATGTCGTGCAGTCCGGGCTTGCCCATATCACATCCGGCCTTCCAAACCGCTGAACGATGTCATCAGCTGTGACCGTCATGATGTCGGCATACAGGTCAATGTTTTCAAAGTGCTTGTCCCACTCGACAGAAAACACTTCGTGCCCACGCGCTTCAAACGCTTTGCCAATACTCCGTGTCCCTGCAAATAACTCCAAAACTTTCATATCAATCTCCAAACACCACGCCGCACTCGTCCTTCAGCACGTCCTTGATGTGCTTCCGCTTGATGCGGCCCTCGTTGATCTCCTCCGCCAGCTTCTCCAGGCACTCGTACAGATACGCGATGCTGTGGGTGTCCCGGCTGTCCGATGTCTCCTCTAAGACGTGCCAGCCGCATTTGTCCATCAGCACCATTGCCACCATGTCCATGTTCTCCCGTGTGCCCTGAAGCTTGCCACGCATAAAGATGCGGTCGTCTCGGCTCAGGTGTTGTTTCCCCATCCCAATTCCTCCATCACCTTGCGTATCACGTCCCCGCCGTAGGCGTTCTTCGTCAGCTCCAGAAACTCCCGCAGCGTCATGGTACCGTGTTCCAGGTCAACGCCGTGGTCGTCAGCAAACTGCCGCCGCCCCAAGTCACAGGAACCCGTCAGCCTATGGTGCCAGTCGTAGAAATACGTGGTGGGATACGCCTTCTCCCGGTCTGTTTTTTTCAGGAACGCCACAATGCGCTCTTCCTCCGGCATATCCTCGAACAGTTTGTCCCGCAGAGCGTTCATTGCCTCCCGCAGCGTTTTACCGTGCGCAAAGCAGTTATTCTGCTTAACCACATAGCAAGGTGTCAGTGTCAGGTCTTTATTCAGTATCGCACCTTTCGCCACGTTTCCGCGCACAGAGTGCAGCATCGTGTTTACGTCGTCTATTCTGTACACAACAGCCCCGCAGTAGGATTTTACGCCGTCGCCGTAGCCGTAGCCGTAGCCGTAGCCGGAGCCGTAGCCGGAATTTACTGCTAAAAACGCCTTGATTTTGTCCTCGTTCATCGCTTCCACTCCCTGACCGCCTCGATAGATGCCACAGCGGCCTCCGTACAGAGCAGCACCTGAATAACGCCCATCAGTTCCATCTCCGGCACCGTCACCGTGAACTTGCAGTCGCCCGGTTTTTTTGTCCCCTCCATCGCAAGCTGCTCTACAGCGCAAGCACCGTCCCAATACCACAGCTTGCGCACATTGATCATGGTCACCTCATCGCCCCGGCGCTCCTTAATCTCGCCGAAAAACACGCCTGCGCGGTCACACCGCACGATGTACTTCTGGTTGCTCTCTGTTTTCTTGTTCATGTTCTTTTCCTCCATAATTTTTGATTTTATCAGGCTTGTTAGCCCACATTTCTCATCTTCAGCGCCGTGTACTTCCATCCCTCACACCTCCCGGATGGCGTATCCATACCGGTTACGGAACAGCTTCGCTTTCATGGCGTACTCCCGCGTCCGCACCCCCTTCACGTCCTCCACCACCGGCAGCCAGTACCGCTGGCCGTAGCTGTCAGGAGCCGTTCTGCGCTCGTACACGAAGTCCGCGATGTAGTCGATACTTTTCACCCGTTCTCCCTCAAACGTCGTGTACGCCTCTTGCAAGCAGTACCGCACCTGCAATTTCAGCCCCCGTATCTCCCCGGCCTTTTGCAGCAGCATCAGCGCGTCGTAGCGCTCTGCCTCCTTCCTGCTGTCAAAGGTCAGCTTGCCGCGCCGCGTCTTCTGCGCCTTGTATTTCCCCGGCTTCTGCAGCTTCTCCATGACCTGTTTCTGCGCCGCCGGGGGCAGCCGCGCCAGATCGTTACTCATCAGGCCCATTCAGTTTTCCTCTTTTCTCCAGCCCTCGTTTGTTCATCGTGTATTGCACCTCGTGGACGATGCGGTTCTCCCCGCAGCGCTCGCATTTTCCGCCAAGCGTCCGCCGCCACATGGGAGAGAAGATGTACTCGTCCTCCATGTCACGTATGCACTGTCCGCACAGCTTCGCCGTGGCAATCTTCCAGATGCCCGCGTTCATGGCTTCGCCCCCTTGATGTACTTGCCCATCCAGGCATCACGTGCGCCGTCGGTTTTGCCGACAGGTGCAGCAGGGGCATGTCCCCACCGTTCCCACTTCTCAGCATTTCGGCAAGCCGCTTTCCAGTCTTTCATGGGGGTCTTGCCAACCATCCAGCCCTTCGCTCCGTAGAAGTCGATAAAGCCTTGCGGATCTACCGCCGAATGGCGTTCAGCCACGTAGGACTGAACCTCTGCCAGTGTGGGTGGGGTAAAGCGCTTCGCGCGCGTGCTCCCACCGTCAGGTGGGAATAAGTCTTTGTCTTTGTCTTCTTTCTTTGTCTTAGTAGGCTTGGGGTCATTTGCGTTTGCTTCGGTTTGCTTGATTTTGCTTGCGCTTGCTTGAGTTTGCTTTCCGCCTTTCGCCCCGTTCCTTGACCGTTCAGCGGAAAGTTCATCGTCCCTGTCCAGCATCGTCCGGAACACCGGAAACAGTATGCTTTCCGCTCCCTCCAACTCCGGCGGGATGCCAGTTCTCGCGTACTCCAGGATGGCGATAAAAAGACGGCCTCGCTCCGCATCTGTCAACGCTGCTGTCTGCTCTATCCAATCATAGTAGGCTTTCACGTAGCACTTGCCCATAGGCCTCACTCCTTCGGCATAGCGCCTATGACGTATACCCCGCGCTCCTTGTCCAGCTCGTATCGCACGGTGTAGTCCGTCAGGCCACGCGCCACCAGCTCCGCAGGGATCTCCAGATGGTAGCCCCACAGCACGCCGCAGTCCTCGCGCTTCTCGCCGAACCGCACGGCGCAGGCGGCGTAGTGGGCGTCTACCATGTTACTAAAGGCTTTAATAGCCTCGTCCGCATCCGCCAGCCGTTCCCGCTGCCGCTGCACCACGTTCTGCAAATGCGTGTTCTGCCGCCGCAGCGCCTTGATCTCCTCCTGCATCTTGCCCATTCACGTCACCCCCTTAGAAAGGCAGATCGCTTTCGTCCTCGTCCAGCTCCACGAACTGGCTCTTGACGTCCGTCCGTGGAAACGTGCCCTGCGCGTCCGTGTCCTTCCGGCTGTCGCCAAAATACATATTGTCCGCCACGACCTCGGCACTCCTGCGGTTGTTGCCGTTCTTGTCCTGCCAGTCACGCATCTGCAGCCGGCCCTCCACAACAGCCATGCGGCCTTTTGTGAAATACCTGGAAACGAACTCCGCCGTGCCGCGCCACGCCACCACGTCGATGAAGTCCGTTTCTTTGGTGCCGTCTGCGTTCTTAAAGTCCCGGTCTACCGCCAGTGCAAAGCTGGCAACGGCGGTGCCGTTCTGTGTCCTGCGCAGCTCCGGATCGCGGGTCAGCCGACCCATAATGAAAATCTTGTTCAGCATTTCAAATCTCCTTATCCAATTCTTTTTGTTCTGCAAACTTGTACATCATATGTGCTGCATACGAAATGGCCTGCATTAGATCCACTTCCCGTGTTCCTTTAACCTTGGAATACGCCTTGCATATCTCCGTCCCTTGGAAATACATACGCAATACAACTTTTTCTGGGGAGACATCCAACCCCAGCGTATACAGCCCAGCACCACTGTTGGCTTTTGTAGGTTGTACGTCTTCCTTTTTCTGGAACGCGCCATTCTCCACTCCAAGCTCTCTTATTAACAGGTCGTATGTGTAGTCAGCCATATCGCCTGTGCAAGAGCACAAGAAGTTTGAGCTGCGACCGATGCGCCTACACACATCAGATTGCGTCATACCATGCTCTCGAATATGCTTTTTTATAGCCGGGATATCCACCTTAATTCGTTTCATTTCTTTTCACCATTTCCTCTCATAAGTAGCTTTTTCCGAACTCGCGGCGGAAGTCCTCCTCCGTCCAGCCCTGTTCCTGCATGGCCTTTAGCTGGCCGTACCGCTGAAGCTGCTTCATAGTCGTTGCGTTGTTGTGTACGGCACGCCTGCCGAAGATGTGGCACCGGTTATGGCACAAGTACACCACCAGGCCGTACTTCTCACTTTTCTTCCGGTTTGCCGTGCCGGGGAATATGTGGTGGCGATCCAGCGGGTCCGCCCCGCCGGTCGCCCCGCACAAAAAGCATCTCTTACTCTCCATACGCTTCCTCCGTCCCGTCCCACTCGTACTCCGGGCAGCTGTGGATGGCGTAGCTGTGCATAATGCCCGCCTTGCGGCCTCCCTTTTTCTTCGCCGTGGGCGTGGCGTCCCATCCGGGCACCGGCTCCGGGTCCTTCATCGACCAGCTGCAATCGCCGTAACACTTCTTGCACGTCCAGCAGGGCTGTATGTGCAGCTTGTTCATGCGCTCACCTCTCCCCACCGGCTCACCAGCGCGTCCAGCTCTTCCGGAGTCATCGTCTCAATACCTACCGCCTTACAATCCTCCACAACGGCATCTATCAGCCGCGACATCTGCTCCGTGTCGTAGGTACTGCTGCCGTACCATACTGTTACGGTCACGCAGCCCTTTAGCTTGCTGGGGAACGTCTCTGCCATCCAGCCGATCCCGTTCCGCTCCCATGCCTTACAGAACGGCTCTGCCGCCCTTTCCCGCAGGCACAGCACCTCGCTCACGCCTCCGATGTTCCGTATTTCCTGCCGATACACCTCCTGCCTGGAGATGCCGTAGTGTTCCGCCAGCCTGTCCAGCAGTACCCAGCAATAGGCGTTGGCATCCAGGCTGCGGCCTTTGCCCTTGATGGCAACGTTGTACTCCTTGCCAGGCTTCAGCGCGTCGCACACGTCCATAGCGGTCTGCGGCGACTTCACACGCAGCGCCAGCCACGCGCCATCGCTGTCCTGCTGCCACCGTGCGCCATCGACTGTCACCTGCTTCATAATTCTTCCTCCTGCGGCCAATGTCCTGTTCGTAGGCATTTTGCCAAATACCTAAGGCGAGGTAGGTAACACCCCTCGACCCAATCCGCGTCATAATCAACCTTGTGCTGTGTCAACCTGTTTTCGTCTATTGGCAGGAAAAAATTAAACAATTCGTCTTCTGTAACGCGATATGCCACGATCCTGCAAAACTTTCTCTTTCGGAACAATCCGCATCCGCTGGCAAACATCTCCACCTGGCACTGCTGCCAATACGCTTTCGTAACTTTGAATACAGGTTTGCTGTGCGTTTTCACTTCGGTAATGAGTTGTCTGCTTTCCCCGTCATAGTTCACGCGCAAACGTAGCGACCGAATGCGTATCTGCCTGTCTCGTGTCTTTACACGCAGCGCATCAAGTATCTTGTGCTCGTAAGCCGTGCCACACTGCATTGCCGGCGTAATAAACCTGTCCTTCCTGACCCCAAGCTTCACCAGCCACCATCTTCTAAACGTATCTGTATTCCAGTTCCCCATGATGGTGGCGGTGTCGCTTGCGCCAAACCAACCGCTTCTGTCGTGGTTTCGTATCATAGCTTACTCACAGCCTTTTCAAGCGCGTCAAGCTTTGCAAAATAGCCCATCAACTGCACAAGCTGTTTTTCGTTGATCCCAAGTCCCCGAAGCAGGTCGTTGTGGTCAAGCCCATTTCGTTCTTTCATGGTGATTAGCCTTTCAAGTCTCTCCTTTATGGCAAAGATACTGTGACGGCTCAAATCGTCCTCACCATCGTCTCCGTCACCTTCTGCCCAAAGGTCAAACCCAAGTCCGGTGCGAACGGCAACGCCCTTAACGAAAGCTCTCGCCAGCGCGTTGTTTATGCGGAGTTGGTTCAGCGTGTCCTCATACACCACAAGGGATCCGTTCAGCAAAGGCATGTCGTAGGAAAACTCCAAATCGTCAATGTGGATTTCAACAGACACAAACCAGCATTCTGTAATCCTTCCTTTACTGGTAGTAATTTTGGCCTGCGGCCACAGGTATGTATTTGTTTCCGGGCACCGCCGAGGAGCATACCACACGCTGGATGCTCCGTTTTCGTGGAGCAACTTGGCGCACTTTGCCCAACTCAAATAAGGGACCTTGATAACATTACCCTTCTCGTCCTTCGCATCTCGAACATCGCAAAAAGGACGCACATCCAGTTTTACCAACTCATTAAATGATTTCAGCATTTCTTTTTCCCTCCTGTATTTGCATCTCATCCCATGCGTCCACCGTTCGTATGCAGCCATCGCACCCAACGGTCTCGCCGTAAATATTCTTGTACAGGGTATCTGTTTCCTCGCCGCACACCGGGCATCGCGGCACCTTGTAGGGCTTCGGTTCCGCCCGCGGCTCCTTGTAGTCAAACACGCTCATACCAGCCTCCCCGCCGCCTTCAAAACCTCCCGCATCGGCTTCCGTGCCTTGAGTATGGACATCGCCCGCGCCGTTTCCCGACTGTATTGCCGCCACAGGTCGCTCAGCTCGTCACTCTGGTAGTACCCGTCCCCGTCGTTGCAGATCATCACGCCCTGCTTCTTTGCCTCGGCCACGGCCTTTCGCATCTTCCGGTCGGTGGTGTGCAGCGCCGCCGCCAGGTCTTCCCGGCTGATGGCGTTCCTGCGCCCCTTGGGTATCAGACCGGCGACCCGCTCCGTCTCCGCCGTCCGCATGGGCAATTCGGCTTTCTCGTCCTCGCCAAACAGATACGCCCTGCTGGCCCGCAGCGCCGCCTCCAGCGCATCCGTGACTTCCTCCGTGGGCAGGCACACGCCGTTTTCAAACCGGCTCACCATGCTCACGTCCATCCGTGGGTCTGCCAGCTTCAGAATGCCGCTGACCGCCTCCTGCGTCAGCCCCAGCTCCAACCGCCGTTCCTTCAG